TTTTGATAGTCTTGCTTATACAGACCGATAAGATTGCCATATTCCTCATACGACAACTTACGCTCACCAAGTTCCTCGTGGGCGATGTTATCCAACTTATAGGATTCTTGTGACTTACCATCAGGTGCATATCGCTGATATAGATCAAGCATATCCAGGGTAGCAATACCCTTGAATGAAAATGAATTGATCACTCGATTTTGGCCAAGGTCGACCTGCTTAGGCATAATGATATTCCAAGGCGATAACTTTCTAGCCTCGGTATCACCGGCAATCTTAGCAATACGGTTAACCAGATATGGAATATCGAAGTTCTGGACATTCCAACCTGTAACAATATCAGGATACTCGGACTGCCACCAACCAACAAATTTCTTGATTAGGTCATATTCATCGGCACATTTCATATAAGTGACATCGTTGCGGTGATTGTTATAATCACCACATCCAAAGGTTGTGAAATGTCCGTCCATCTTGACAGTAATGGCCGTAAGAGGCCCATTGGCATCGTCAGGTTCAGGGAACCCACCGTCTGGTGGTTCACCGACCTCGATATCGATATTGGCGACCTTAATCTGTGAGATATCCCAATCAACTACACCTGAAAACTCATCAGCAATGAAACAATACTGGTAACGTTGATTACCGTAAACCTTAAAGTTATCAACATCCTTATACTGGTTCACAAAGTCACGGGCATCACGGATCGTTCCCGGTTTAACAGGTCCGACATAATCGCCATGTATGGTGGTATACTTGGTAGGTGTCTGGGAACGAACAAAGAGTGTCGGGTTGTAATCAACCTTAAACGACACTCTCCGTCCATCCTCAACGCCTCTATACAGGATTTTACCTGACCATAGTTCAACGTTGGTGTAAAACTTCATTACTTTCCTGGTACGATTAGTTTGCTGTCAGGAACGACAATGCCACCGAATACGGTATTGTATTGGTTGACAAACTCTTTCATTGGTGTTGCTGTAGTTATAACACAATTCTTGTTCAGTGTCAACTCCTTATCTTCACTAAACTGCATGAAAGGAGCCAGGCCAACCGTAGGTGCTTTGGGGTCTGCACTGTTAGGCATAACCACAATACGGATAGCGTTCTTAACTGACAAGGCCGTACCGCTATCGGTAACAACCTCTGCCATGATTTCTTCACCCGACAATAGACGGATGATCTTTAGATTTTCTACATTTGCCATTAGTCAACAATCTCCATTAGATAGTCATAAACTCCGACCGTGATCCACTTCTCAGGGAACAAGGTCGACCTATTGCCATACTCGTTAATAAACTGGTAGGCATTATCCTCGTCAATGATCTTGACGATACGTTCCCACTTGCCATCAAAGGCACGCTGCTTAAACTCCTCAGCGAGGATATCCACTTTCTTACCATTGAAAATCATGCTCAATCTCCTTAGTCCCACAGGTTCTGATAATACTTACCGAAAAGTCGGAAGCCATTTTGTATTCTGTTATTATACTCTCTCATGCCTTCATAGTCAACCCAATAATCAGGATTTAGCTGATTTTGTGCATAAACGCCACTGTCATCATCCTCATTGCCACGTAGTAGTTCCCACTCATATTGTGGCTCGCCATGACGGAACTGTTCTTCCCAGGAATCATCAAGTTCTTGTTCAAATGCCCATATCATTTCATTGAGAACCCAATCCCAGCGATGAACAAACCATTGTGTCTCAGCATGTCTCCATACACCGTTTTCATCGTAACCTGGGTCGGCGTCATTGTAACGCATCTGTGGTGGAAGATCCTCATCATCAACTAGAGGAGCACCATGTTTGGCATCTCTTAGTTGCTTGAGCATTGGAAGGATGATATGTGCGAGAGTATTGTCCATTGACCATGTATCGTAGTGGTCAATGCGAACTTTAATCTTACGTTCTTCTTTGGAGTAAAACCACTCACAAACAGTTGCAACCCAGGTCTTTGACAACCAGCAACCAATATTTTCTTTTGTTTCTTCACTTAGAAAAGGAATTTTCTCGGCAATCTGATATGGGCCGATCCAATCAATATATGGTCCGATGTAAACTTTCATAATGTTTCCTTATTTCAACTTTGATATTGTGGGCACAGGTTGCACATTCAACGGAACAACCATGTTTGTTCATGATTTCCTGGACAGAAGGAATGGGACCATTGTGATTGTCCAGGATTTGCTTGACGGTATTGGATGATAGTGCGTTACAGGAACAGAGTATCATGTCTTCCTCTCCTAATACTATATATTATAGCAGATATACCGGAGGTGTCAAGATGTTTAACAGTTGGACGATCAATTTGATTGCAGGGATAATTCTAACGGTAATGTTGGGTGGTGGATACTGGTTATGGAAAGGTTCCATTGAAGATGCCGCCATTGCACAGTTAAAGATAGAACAGTTGGAAACAGAGTTGAAGGCCCAGCAACAGTTAGTGGAAGACCTGACTGCTATCAACAAAGAGGGGAATGAACTAATCGCTGACCTCAAACAAAAAGAGATAAACCTAAACCAGAAACTTTCAGAGTTGGATGTTTATCTAAAAAACAATAAAGATACCAAAGAATCCTCAGAGGTACTTAAAAGAACATTCAAGGATCTATCTCAATGAAAAAGTTAGTCATCATTGCGGCACTCCTGCTGGCCGGGTGCCAGTCATCAGTACCGACTACAAAACTCCAGGTGGTAACTCCTCCTGATCAAATGTATGATTGTCCTATCAAGAAACAATGGCCAAACTGGCAGAAACTAAATGACACCGAGGTTGCCAAAACGATTGTCGAACTTTATAAGAACAACTCTCGTTGTAAGGCTTCCATCGATGCCATTCGTAAGTATCTAGCGGATGCTAAGACCCGCATAGAGAATTAAAGTGTAGTTGGTGGGGATGGAGAAGCAGCATTGGTAACATTGTTATCCTTTGCAGCAACACCAATACCAACGATTGAAAGTAGGAATGGCCATACTTCATCCAATGGTGGAAGAGGCATTGATTCCGGCCACACACCAGCATACTTGAGAGCATAAGCAACTAATGGAATTAGTGCCATTGCTGTGGTACGCCAGTTTGCAGTTAGATTTGTGAGGTTCATTAGGAACTCCATAATAATACCCGGAATTGGGTACCACTATTTAGTTCCTAATGAAATTGGAGCGGGTGACAGGATTCGAACCTGCGACGAACAGCTTGGAAGGCTGACACTCTACCCCTGAGTTACACCCGCAATTTGTTAGTTAATTTGATAGATTGCTGTACCACAAGACGGCTTGATCACAGGAGAAACCTCCCATGAACGCAACCAACCCTGGTGCCAAGTTCCACCAACACAATACATACCACGATGAACAGGGCCTGACCAATCACCAACAAATGGTGGATCCTGGACAGGATTGTAATATGTTCCATAAGGTACATGATTGTGGGCGAAGGCCGAGGTGCTAAAAAGTAATGCAGCAATCATAATAAAACGTTTCATCATTCTCCTCCGTACCAATAACCCATCGAAGTCCATGTTTGCATGGCGGAACCGGAAAAGACCACAAAAATCTTCTCACCGTTTTCACGGAGGATTTTAGCATCTGGACCCATCAAGGATTCATATGCCTTCTGGTCTTTCTTATATATCCACCACATCACAGACCGAGGACGCCTAGACCTAGAAGGCCACGCTTACCCTTTGGTGTGATATCAATAGAGATATCGGAACCATCGTTGTCAACGTCAACGTCGGCACCTGGAGGTGCAGTAACAACTAGACCGTGTGGGGTATACTGTGCTGCTGGAGCATAGACACCGGCGCTCTTGGTAGCACCTGGAACAGCAACGGTCTTGCCGTTGTGGGTCTCGTCTAGGGTTGTTAGAGCGGAAGCGGAAACAGTTAGACCTAGGACTAGGGCTGCTGCTAGAAATACCTTATTCATTATTATTCACCTTTCTTGTGTTTAGACCAATAGGTCTGTAAATCATTATAATCACCTACATAACTACCTTCATGGAAGATAGCAGGGCGATCAGTTGGAATGCCGGATGCGATTAGAAACCCACGAATGAAACCGTCCATATGACGGTGACTCACGTTACAACCGTGCTTCTCTAGGAACTCACGGATGGGGTCAAATCTTTCTGTGTCCGCAGACCACGAAAAAGTAACCCAATTCTTATTCATAATAACTCCTTAAGCGAGGCCTGTCCCGTCATGGTCAGCAAGGACTGGATGTTTCAATGAACCGTCGAGATTTCTCTCTTTTGGTGTGCGATCTTCACCAATGAAATTCTCCGGATGTTTCAAAATCTCCGCAACAAACTTGACAAACTCCAATAGTTGTTCTTTGTCATAGTTGGTGCCTAACTTACCTTCTTCACGAATATATGCTGAAATAAGGCAATAAGCCTCTGTAACTGCGGAATGACTTACTTTATTTCCTACGAGCATTAAAACTCTCCCTTATATATTAACACTTGAACCTCACGGTGGCATCTTTCCATTCACCCATCACGGGTACCTGTGCCTGTGCGGTCTTTAACTGACACACCTTAGGTTCGATCTTTACTTGGTGGGTTTCACACTCACCAGAATGTAGGCAAATGCTGATAACAGCAAATACTAACTCTTTCATTACTTCTTCTCCTTACTATCTTCGATAAGTTCCTTCTTCTCTTTTTCTATCCATGTCTTGAGAAGATCGATAGAAGGATCAACAACCTCGGTAATTTTAGGATTGTTCAAAATCTTCTCGCCGTATTCCGAAGAAGCAATAAGAATGACTGTCGATCTGCTAGGCGTAACAATGCCGATAAAGGCTAAAACAAACCAGGCAGCAATCAACTGTCTGACAGAAAACGGAAGTTTATCTTCACCTATTTCAACTTTTGTAAGTGCAGCGTTGACAAACTTCCAATCAGTATTCTGAAATGCGCCGAGTAGTTTCATCAAAGTCAATGCTGGTATGATCAGAATAACGAGACTTCCGATAATGAGGTCCGCAGAGTGAACAACACCAGCGGCATAGATAAGCCAACTCAAACTATTCATCATTTATCTCCATATATAGTTAGTGCAGCAAAATACATCGTCAGAAACATTACGATTGTTCCGAGCAATGAACCTACAATAGCAGGCCATTCCTTCTTATAATACTCAAGTAGTTTATTCCCCTTGGGACTGGGAAACGGCTCGGTGGTAGTACCGGTCGAATATTGACAAACGATCTTCTTCTGAGTAGCACTCGGGAATTGGATAACCTTTGACTTTTTGCCAGACATGCTCTGCCATCTCCAATGTGTGTTCACGGTCTGCTTCGGTGATGCGGAGGCGTTTTACCACCTCCACTCTCTTATCAAAGGACTGCATAGAGGCCAATTGCGACACCAATTGTTAGCGGAATTAGGTTATTCAACATAACAACACCGAGTGTGGTAAAGAACAGGGAGGAGGATTCATCACCTTCTTCCATCTGATCTAGTTCTGGCTCGATGATGTATTCATATACCCACTTCTTGATGGTCGTATTGACCAACATGCTGAAAATCAGGGCGGCAGGTACGATAAGGAAGTTAATCATTGTTTAGTCCTTTGCTTCATTGATACGGTTGTTATAATACACCATTAGTTTGCATAAGTCAATAGTTTTTTGTAAATCCTTTAAACGTATCTGGTGTTCTGCCAAAATCTGTAATTGCTCGTTCCTGTTCTTGCAGGAACTTATCTCTCTCAATATCTCTATACAGTCTTCCAGATCCTCGTTGAGGAGTTCGAACATGATTTGTTTCCTTGTTGTGGATCCAATTGTCACATTCTCTAATCTGTCCGCATTGTGGCGGCTTCATTGTTGGTATGATGAAAACCTGGTCGAGAATAGGTATGGTCATATAAAAGAATATGAACACCGCACCAAATGTAAATGGTTTCTTCTCGTACCAGATTTTCAGCATGTTAGTTATTTAGTATAGTTGATTTTCTCGTTGACCCACTCTTGGTATTCTTCCTGTGTGACATGGTATGAGATTACCAGATCAAAGGCGTTTAGTAGTTCATCATCAACACCAATAACATCATCGGAGTTATCAATCTTATCCGGTTTACAGTTCAATCGATATGCTTCTTTCAAAGACTCCACAACCATTCTATCAATCTGCGGATCAGGTATATTAACTTCCACTTTCATCTTACCACTCCGGTGCGAATGATTTGCCACGAGTAAAAACATACGATACATCCGATCCGTATGCAGGACAAATATGTATCCGTTCAGGAATACCATTGCTATCTTTTTCACCTGCTTCACCACAAATGAAAAAGACACCAAATAGTTTCTCAGGAAAAACATTGTGACGAAGGAACTTACTCATTCGTTCAATGCGGTCAGCAGCCTCGTTATAGTCATCCTGGCTACATTCATCCCAGTTACGGAGACGTTTTACAAGTTCTTCATTTGTCATTTTATCGGTCATTTCTTCACCTGTAACATAATGTTGACACATTCTAAAACTAAATAAGATAGACATCATATCACAAGGAGGACACAATGTCAAGAGCAGAATATATGGCCGAGTATAGAGAAAGGAAGAATAATGGTTCCTTTCAAGATAAAAGAGTAAAGAATAAGGATCTAATAGACAAATGCCTAAACTGCGGTACCGAACTCGGACCAAGAGTAAGAGCAAACCGTCCTAAAAAGTTTTGTAATAATAACAAATGCCAGCATGAATATAATAGAAAGCGGGCAATAGACCTCGGTATAGCAGGAATAGGATCAACCAAAAGATTCCTATCCGAAACCCGAGGATATAAATGCGAAGAATGTGACATTAGCGAATGGAACGGAAAACCTATTATTTTAGATTTAGACCACATCAACGGTAACTCCAACGATAACGGGTTGGTAAATGTTAGATTACTATGTCCTAACTGCCATTCCCAAACTGATACTTATAAAGTAAAGAACAGAGGGAATGGCAGAAAGAGAGTTGGAATAGAACCTAAACCTTTTTACCCAAAGTTGTCAAATCTTGATCATCAGTAATAAACATAAGACCACCTTTGTTCCATAAAGGTCCGACACGCTTTGCCTTGGCCAAGATTGCCTCTCTCACATGCTCGGGCTCCTTGTGTAGATTAGCCATGATAGAACGATTGGCGCAGGAAGACGCATCACCTGACATGCCTGCGGAATCGTATTGTGTAGATGACCTATCGACCTTTAAGGACTCGGCATATTGAGATTTCCAGGAAGTATTCTTAGTTTTCTTGGCCTTGATTTGCTTGGGTGTTACACCCATCTTTTCTAACCATGCATCATGTTCGGAACGGTCATGTTTCCGTTGCTTACGTTTCCGTTGATTGGTAGTGGTGTAATAAGCAGGTAAGAGTGCCATGAAACCTCCATAAGACTAAAAAGCATTATAGCGGATTCCGTAGCAAATGTCAAGTGCGTCATATTGTCACATCTTGTTGTCATTCATCGGGAACTTCTGCAATGTTATTAGGAAGAGGTACAGTTCCTGTAGCACCACCATATGACATAGACATGCCAGGCCTCGACGTTTGCCAACCTTTAGTATATCCATCAGATGGCGGAGATGCACGGTTGATTTGTGCCATGCTTTCTTCATATGTACCAGGACCGAGAGAATGATTGTCGGTCGTCATCGGTACTTGAGCATTAGCTGTGAGGGACACCAGAGTTAAGATCAAGATCAAAAATTTCATCATACATTCTTTTTTCGTTTCTTTTTGAATAGGTACCACTGTAGTCTTACAAACCCAATGACACGATTGATATAGTCTATCAGATAAACGTCACGTTTGTTATTGAGCAACCAGAGTCTTTGGTTATCCTCCTGTAAAGCAGCAATGAGATAGGCCGCTTTCCGTGGAACAGAATGACAATGGACATTGTTGTGTTTCTCCACCCAATCTGCTAACTCGTGTAACTGGTTTATTAGTTCCTCATTATCATTCATCTACTCTCTCACCTACTTCATTGACATAGAAACCGGCACGGACTTCTAATTCATCCTGTGTCTGCTTATAGAACTTGAACACATGATTACAATACCATCTGTCCCAGTCTCCGCCGTCGAACTTTTGTTCTTTCAAATAATCATCAAACAGTTTGTTATATTCTGCTTGAGTTATTGATTTCATTTATCCATATCATCCAGAAACTCTTGACCTTTACGCCACATTTCTTGTAAAGCAAT